GGTTTCGTCTTCCTCAGAGCCGCTTGTAATCTCTGTACCGCCCCCTGTGCCGTCTAAATCGGTTTCATCAGTAAATTGTGTATCTTCCAGGTTATCTCCCGTAGAATCGTCATATACGCTCTCGTCTGCATCCTCGTATTCTTCCACCGGACCAGGAATGGCATGTTCATCTGCTACCTCTCCCGGAAGTTCCGGATGTTCGATGTACTCCGGTCCGATATCCGGCTCGATTCCTGCCGGTCCCGGCTCCGTCACATCTCTGTAGTCTGCATCGAAAATGCTTCTCTGCGTAGTATCAGCAACCGGTCTCATCTCGTATTCCCCGGTCTCCTCATTCAAGAACAGCTCCATCTCAGTGTCCAGGTTACCTTTTTTCATATCTTCAACTTTCATCTGGCTCGTTACCTTGTGACTGAACTTCGGCTTCGCAATCTCTCTGCTTTCTCCAGGAATGTTCGGATTGTAGTTCGGCACGTACTCTCTCACGAGCGACACATCAAGTTTCAGCGTCAGCGTTCCCTCCTGGCATTCCTTTTCCTGCATATTACCGAGCAGTCGCTGTAAGACAAAATTCATATCTCTCTTCATGTCATTAAAGGTATCGCCATCAAAATTCAATTCCTTCACAAAATCACTCATTCTACTTACCCGCCTTTCCGAACTGGATATTATGTTCTTTCATGTACTCCTGCAAATCCTTCAACTGCTGGAGCGTGCCAATCGCATAGAAGGTTGCCTTATATTTCTTTTCCTCCGGAAGAGCTTCTTTTTCAGCCGGCTTTTCAGCCGGTTCCTCACTCTGCACATCCGCCGTCTTATCCGGAACCGGTGCGTTGTAGCCAGATTCCGAAGCTCTTTCCTCCTGGGCCTGCTGTTCTGCCAGTGCCTTTTCTCTCTCCGCACGTTCCGCAGCATTTTTTTCTGCCTCCTGGCGTCTACGTTCCTCCGCTTCTTTGGCTCTGGCTTCTGCTTCGGCTCTCCGGCGTTCCTCTTCCTCGGCTTTTCTCTTACGGTCTGCCTCCATCTGCTCTTCAAACTTAATCAGACGAGCGTTCTCAGCCATAGCCTGGGACATATCAAGCGTTCTCACGTATACGTCCTTCGCATTCAGCTTATACTTGCTATCCAGTGCGTCAATGGCCGCCAGGTCACTCTTTACTCTCTGAATCTTTTCCTGGATTTCGGTTGCTGCCTTACTTTCCTTGAAGCTCACATTCAGATACTGTGTCTCAAACACTCGCTCAAAAGGAAGTACCTCTGCCAATTCTCCGATTGTCTCAGCATATACATCCTGCAATCTGGCTTTCTTCTCCTCTTTTACGCCGTTCTCATATTCCTTTACCTGCCCGTCAATGATGCTGATCTGCTCCTTGATGAGTACCGTTACATCCTTCAAGTCATTCTCGAATACCTCATACGGCTCCATGCACTTTTTCTTGACAAGTTTTCTTCTGTCCTCGATCTCATTGAGCAATTTTCTAAGGGCGGCTCTGTCATTCTTCGCATCCGATACCGTATCTTCCGTATACACCAAGCCCTGGTATGCTTCCACGATACTTCTGACATTCGCCTCCAGCTCCGCTTTGTTCCAGTCAATCTTCTGCAAGAATCCGTCTTCCGTTGGATTCACGAGTCTTATTTCCATTTTTTCATCCACTGTGAATTTCCTCCTATTCTTCCTTCGACAAATTTATAATCGTCACTTCTACTCTCGGATTCTCCGAGTAGAACTTCCGGCACTGGCAGTCAACAATTTGCGTATCATCGTAATATGCCAGATTGTTGAGGCTGTCAGCGATAATCTTTACTACGTTATCCATATCCGGCTTCTTAGTCGGACGTATCTCTCCGGCCAGCATCGCCGCTCTTTTTTTCTTCGATGCCGACTTAGGAATCCGGTAATACGCCTTAATCCTCATATCCAGCATCGCCTCTTTCGGAAAGCTCTCTGTCCCGTAGGCTGTCTGCCATTCCAGCTTTACCAGATTTTCATAGGACACCGTATCTTTCGGGGTTATGGCGTGACCGGTCTTCGTATTGAATCTCGGTCTGCCCTTCCCTTTCGGTTCCCCGTATACCGTAAACTTTGCTTTTTCCATATCCGCCTCCTACTGACTTCCCAGGTTGCTTTCTTCAAGCATGGCCTGGATGCAGTACCAGCTACTCTTCTTTCCTTCTCTCGCAACCTTGATATGTCGGGTTGTATAACCGTTCATTACCAGGATTCCTGCAATAGTCCGCCTGTCCTCCGCACTGAAAATTCTCAGCGTGGCGTCCGGCTTAAACTGCTCATCCGCCGTCTGCATACCAAACAGCTTCGCCGGGTGGACTTCCAGGACCTCTGCAATCTTGATGAGAGAGGATGCCGGGATGTCTACTCTGCCTTTTTCATAATCCGCTACCGCCGACTGGCTCTTGCCGATTGCTTTTCCCAGTTCCTCCATCGTCATATCCTTTTCTGTCCTGCAACTCCGGATATTCGCTCCGATTTCTGCCATATCCATATGTCACTTCACCTCCATGTCACATCTTCCCCTGTAAGTTCCGCATGACCTGTTGGAACTTTGCCCTCGTTTCCTCAGACATTCCAGGTTCCGGTTCTGTTTTTTCTTCTGCCTGCTTCTTAGCTTCGAGCGCAGGCTGCTCTTTCTTTTCCAACTCCAGCGCATTGCCTCTCATGCTGGCAATCAGCAACCGGATTGATTCCGGCAGTTTTTTCTCTTCGCTGATTCTCTGCACTGTTGTCCTGTAATTCCGGATAAAATGAGACTGTTCTACCGTCTCAACCCTTTCAGAATCCATCAACGCCCACTCTTTCAGATTTGCCGCACTTCCTACGGCTCTCTGGCAAGCCTCCGGTAGTTTCTCAAATTCTTCCACTGAATGATACCCGGAATTTCTGACCGCCTTTCTTACCAAAGACCATGCCTCCAACTCACTCATGCTGCTATCCACGCTCTCAACAATCTGCGTTGCCTTTTCTCTGATGTCTGCTATCGTTGGTGGAAACTTCTCTGTCAGCATATACTTCTGGATTGCTACGTTGGCCTGCTGATACGGAATATCTTTCAGCAACTCAAACCATACATTGAAGGCATCCTGGTCTGGAATGAATGTCGGCTGTGCGTATACAGCTTTCATTCCCTTAACAAGCGTTTTGAACTCCTCTCTTGTCATTACCAGTTATCTACCTCACTCACTCTGTTCTGAATCCTGTCCCCGGCTGGTCTCTGCGGAATCTGCGTCATTTTATCCCAGATAATGCCTTTCCAGTTATTTGACATACACTCCTCAATCAAATCACACACCCGGCCTTCTCCAAATTCTGCTACTTTCTTTTCTACCTGCCGGAGAAGGGATTTCATTCCCTGCTCTTTGTAACCTTCCTTGCGTTCAATCTTGTATGTACACCATTCACACATCTTTTCTCTGATTTCGCCGCCAAGTGCATAATCTGGAACCAGACGCTCATAGAGCTGCATCGTGTCTTCCTTCTTTGCGGTTGCCTTTTTCGACTTCGGTGGTTTTTCTACTGGCGGTTTCTCCTGCTCCGGTTCCTGCATCTCTGGAATCAATGCCTCCGGCGTCTGGGAGCCGCTCAGTTTCTTCTCATCCTGGATGCGGCGATAATACTTCCTCTGCCGGTCCGCCTCTGTAGAACTCTGTCCGATGAAATTCTGAATGTCCATCATATAGATTGCACCGTTATCCAGTACCTCTACCAACTTCAACTGCTCAAAAATCTTCATCGCACGTTCTACCGTCCCTACCTGGTGCCTCGTAATCGTTGAGATCATCTCCAGACTGTACGGGATGTAGTCCTTGTACATCAACCGCCCTTCATTTTTCAGGCTCCGCAGATACATCTTCATGAGTATGTCGCTGTACAAGTACCCGTCCTTCATTCCCTGGAGAAGCAGCATTTCATCAGAATCAAAGAAATCCTCTTTCAGTTTCAAATAGTAATATTTCTTATTGTCTGCCATCTACTCACCGCCTAAATTCCGGCTACCAGGTTCGTAATTGAAATCGGTCTCTTCAAAACCTTTGTATGCCTACAACAATCGCACATCTCGCATCTGTCCGGTTCAGCCTCCCCATTCTTCACTCTGAGGATTCTCGGCATATTCGTTTCTACCATGTGTTTCGCTTCATCGAGATAGTTCCGCGTCACTTGAATCACTTCGATGTTTGGCTCCTCTTCCTTCGTTCCGGCCGCAATGTAGAATGGCAGTCTCTCTCCAGTATTCTGGTACACAATTTCCTGGTATATTGCACCCTGGATATCGTAGCCCCAGTACCGCACAAAATCTAGATAACCGATGTCTTTTACCCACTCCAGCTTAGTGATCGATGCCATAACCTTAAGATCCGTAATGGCGATTCCTCTCACGAAGCTGTCAATTTTGATTTTCCATTCTGCCCCGAACAGCTCTCCAGTCATAATGACCTGTTTTTCTCCGCTCATATACTGCATGAACAGTGGGTCTCTCTCCATTCTGGCGATGATTCTCTCTGCTTGCTTATAATTTGCTTTCAACTCGCCTTTCTGAGTGAAGATTTCTGGATTCTCTTTCTTGAACTCTTCGAGCGTTCCTTCAAAGTAGGAATCCACGTAGGAACCCACCAGAAGCGGTGTGGTCTTTTTCTGCTCCCACCGTTCTTCCAGCTTCTCAACCGCCGAAAATTCACACGCCATCTTTCCGTATGTTCCTGCGAAATCCTTATACTGGGACACGCTCATGTACTCTTTGTTCGCTTCTTTGCTATAATAATTCTCTGCCGTCAAAACCATATGCCACTGCCTCCTACGCCTCTTCCAAAATCATTCCGTCAATAACCGGTTCTGCCTGCTTCTGGGCTTTTATCGCCGCAAATGCGTCTACCGGCTTATCATTCTCCGGCAGCAATGCCTGTCCTGTTGTTGCTCCTGGAAGGGACTGCTGATTGAATACCACGTCTCCACCGTCTTCGTAAGCTTTCTGCTGCTCTATATTGTCAAAGTCCAAATCAATCAACTTGCACAATCTTCTCAGTACCGTTTTCTTGTACATCTCACCAGTGCTGCTTTTCCATGCCTGGCTGTCTTTCGCTTTAGAGTATGTGTTTCTGACATTTTCGATGTCTTCCGAACTCATCGTGTCATACATCATCGAACCATCTTCAAAAACCACAATAGCGAATGCTCCAATCATCTGTTCATTGGAAAATGGCTTCGGTCTGTACTGCACATTCTGTTTGCCTCCGTCTACCTCTTCCATGAAGAAATCGCCCTGCCGTACTACTTTTGCAAAAATATCTTTAATCTTATTTTTACTGTACCGCTTACACAGCTTGATTTCGCCCTTGTAGTCAGTCTGAAAACTAAGGTTGCCACCATACGGGATGGCGTAGCACTCGCCGTTGAAAAAATCCAGTCCCAGGTATGCCGCTTTTGCCAGGCAAACCGGGATAGTTTCCGGGTTGATCTTCTCCAACTGTGCTTTCTTCTTATCGTCTTTCATCATATCCTGGATTACCGTAATGCAATTCAGAATGAATCTCTGCTGATTAAAGCCAGCCGGTAACGCTTCTTTGTTTTCGGTCAGCTTCTTCGTCAGTCCGGTTTTTATCGTGCCGTACCACTGTTCTACGGTCATCTGTCCCATATCCTACCTCCTATGCTTCTTCCAGGCTCTCGCCTAGTAATTCAAATATTTCATCAATCGTCATGCCTTTTAGGCACTCCTCGCACACATAACTTCCACAGCTCTCATAGAATCTGTCGCCCGGATAAATTCCTTCCAGGCATTCCGAACAGATATGAACCTCTTTCGGTTCCGGAGCATTCGGACATCTCGGATGGCAAGGATTCTGTCCGCATATCTCACACATCATCTTCTTCCTCATCCGGCATCTCCAGAACGTTGCTCGCGCTCTGTATCATTTCTGGAATCCACAGTCTTGCAAGTATCGCCGCCGGAAGAATCAAATACTCTCCTCCAAAAGCTACCCTGCCTCTCTGCTCGCAAGCCATCACAATACAGAAGCACTGGAAAATTCCCATGATGCTTATGTATTCTATCCAGCCCAGAACTTCTGCCATATCCACTGCATAGATTCTGCTCAGCTTCTTCCACAGAACCCTGTGCATCCTACGTTTCACAACTCTGTTTCTCATGCTGTCTGCCTCCGTTCAGTGAAAATTCCGATGTTGATTCCTTTGCTGGACTCAAATCTTTCTATCAGTTCCTCTTTACTTTCGATTCCGTAATCTCTTTTCAGAATTTCAAGCATTTTCTGTACATCCATACTCACACCTTCTTCAAAAACTTTTCGCCTACGATTTTCAGTTCGCTGATGGACTCCGCAACTTCATCTAAAAAAGCCAGGATCTTTTTCAGCTCCGGCTTCTCCGTTTCGTCGATGATTCCATCTTCCGTAATGTCTACAAGTTCTTTTTTGATGCGGTTCAGCTCATCGCAATCCAGCCTCTTCATCAGCCGAAGAGCTATTCCTTCCAGGCCTTTCGCTTCTGTTGCAACCGGAAGATAGCTGCATATCGGGCATTCATACTTGCAATAGCCGGTTTTCAGCTCCGGTGCATTATAGAGGTCCGCCATGAGAACCACCTTGTCTACCGGAACTACCTTCGTATTCCCAAGCTCATAGTCTGCGAGTGTCGAAACAGATATACCAAGCAGCTCAGCCGCACCTTCTCTGGAGTATAGCCTTTCGTTGTACATTGCCGCCTTTTTTCTGGCAACAAAATATACATTTTCATTGCTTTTCGTAGGGCCTCTTCCCATTTCTTCACACCATCTTTCCTGTTACAATTTAACTGTCCTTAGAGGAATCCTGTTTCCCTTGATATTCCTGGATTCCGAGTGCACCGCTTATCACTTTCATAACCGGTGGCGAATAGCATCTGCCACAGATAATTGCATTCAGATATTGTGTAGAGTAACCAGTCTTCTCAGCCAGCTCCCCTGTGTTCATATCCAGGTCAATCATGGCTTTTCTTGCATCCATACACCAATCTCTGGTTGCTTCTTTCATGGACACTGATGCCTTTTCGATGTTGAGAAGGTCACTGATTGCACTTGCAATCGAATCCGAGTAAATCCGGCCATTCACAACTCCGGATACCCTGGTTCTTGACTTGCCGATTCTCTCAGCCAAATCGTTGATAGACCAGCCACGTTCAATCAGCCCCTTCTTAACTTCCTTGCCCCAGTCAGTGATATTGCCCTGCATTATGTTTTTCCTCCTTTCTGATGGATTTTTGCATATGTAGTTTACTTTCTCGAAGTAAAATGATACAATTTAACGGTACAAACGTACACTACATACGCAATCACAAACTACTTATGTGATTTAGCACTTCCCATTTGCGAATCATTTGTAGCTTGTGATTGTATTGTAGCTCGAAAACTCGAATTTGTAAAGAGTTTTTCTTCGATTTCTCGAATTATTTTACGGAGGTGCTACATGGAAGCAATCGACAGAATCGAAACAGTTCTCGAACAGAGGGAGCAAACGCCTTATGCACTGTGCAAATTTCTTGGCATTAACCAGTCTTCCTACTCTACCTGGAAGGCTAGGAACACTCTGCCGCCAGCTAAATACATTGCAGACATCGCCCGGTTTCTGCATGTCTCTACCGACTACATTCTGACCGGAAAAGAATCTGCTTACACTGACGCACAGGCTGAGACCTACACCGATGATGAAAAAGAGCTGCTGAGTATTTACAAGGCTCTGCCAACAGAAAAGCGTTATGAATTTAAAGGGGAAATGAAAGGCTACCTCAAAGCTCTTGAGGAAAGCAAGAAATACCTTGACGGTGAAAAAAGATTATCCGTTTAGATTGGTATCGTCGTTTCAGATGATACCGGACAGGAGGGCTTATGGATTCAAAGAAATACTTTTTTCTGGCCCGGACCGAAGAACAACTGAATTGCGATGCTGCGGCTCTACTGCTCTATCTCTCTTCCTTCTGTTCTTCTCTGGAAGAAGGGCCTGCATTGCTGTCTGTCGGAACCATCAACAAAATAGCGCACCTACGGAAGAAGCTCTCGCTTTCTGTTCGTGAGTTTCTGCCGTTGATCCATACCTATTCTGACACTCTGACAGACATTGACTGCCGCCGGGCGTTGGTTTTCGCTCTTGACGGCAACATCCATGGCATAACCTCTCTCTGCGAAGGGAGGGTTCCTACATGGAGCAATTAACATCCAATAACAAATTTACTTTTCATGGGGAAGACACCGGGTTGTCGGTAGTAGATTTCTGGTCCTGGGCTTACAGTGATCTGCTCAACAATACAGACCGGGGCGTACTTGCAGAATACATAGTATACAGTGCGTTATTACCCCCCCCCGATTCGAAAATGCGAACTGATTGGCTCCCCTTTGATTTGACCAGTCCTGCCGGACAGCGAATCGAGGTTAAATCTGCTTCTTATCTCCAATCCTGGGATGAAGCATACCACGAGCATATACAGTTCAGCATAGCCCCTCACAGAGCCTGGGACCCGAAAGCCGGATATTCTCCGGACGTCAAGCGTCATTCTGACCTCTACGTTTTTTGCCTTTACAAAGCACTGACAAAAGACGTCTCGCCGCTTGCCCTGGAATACTGGGAGTTCTACGTGCTACCCACCTACGTGCTCAACGAGCAAAAGCCCAACCAGAAAAATATTTCTCTTAATTCGCTGAAAGCTCTAAAACCTTACATAACGGATTTTGCCGGATTAAGGGATGTAATATTGAATTGCCCGACTAAAAGGGCGTAGAAATGAACATGCGCCGTTCTGTAATGGGACGGCGTATTTTTGGAGGAAAAATATGATTTCAAACAGTGCTGCCACTCACGCAAAAGTGGCTATCTACATACGAGTCTCTACACTGCATCAGATCGACAGGGACTCTCTGCCTATGCAGCGTCAAGATTTGATTGCCTACGCCAAGCTGATACTGAACACTGACGATGTGACAATCTTCGAGGATGCCGGGTACTCTGGCAAAAATACCATCCGGCCAGAATTTCAGAAAATGATGTCTCAGCTTCGGACCGGCACGTACACGCATCTGCTGGTCTGGAAGATTGACCGCATCTCCAGAAACCTTCTGGACTTTGCAGAGATGTACCAGGAGCTTAAAAACCTGGGCGTTACCTTTGTCTCGAAAAACGAGCAATTCGACACCAGTACGGCTATGGGAGAAGCGATGCTCAAAATTATCCTTGTCTTTGCGGAGTTGGAGCGTAACATGACCTCGGAACGTGTCACTGCCACTATGATTTCCAGAGCCAGCAACGGGCAGTGGAACGGCGGACGTATTCCTTACGGCTACGATTATGACCCGGAGGAACAGGCTTTCAGCTTCAACTCCGACGAGTACAACATCGCCCATCTGATTCATGACAAATACGAAGAACTCCGCTCCCTGGTTTACCTGGCCCGGTATCTGAACGAACATGGCTACCGGACTCGTGCCGGTAATGACTGGTCTCCTGTCTCTCTGGATATTATTCTTCGCAGCGTATTCTACTGCGGCGATTACCAGTACAACCGCCTTAAGGAAGGGGACCGGCAACGTCCTAAGGATAAATCCGAATGGATTACCGTAAAAGACCACCACCTGGCCATCGTAAGCCGGGAACAGAAAGAACGTATCCTCGCACTCCTGGAATCCAACCGCAGGCTCAAATCATTCCGCAAGAGTGGCAAAAGCAAATACACCCACATTTTCTCCGGCCTGCTTATCTGTGGAAATTGCGGTCAGCCTATGACCAGTTCCATTTCCACCGTAAAGAAAACTACCGGCAGACGCTATTCTCTCTACTTCTGCCCTACGCACAGGAAAAGCAAGCTGTGGTGTACCGGAAAATCTACCTCGGACCCAATCGTTGGCGAGTTTGTCTTCAACTACATTCTCAATATGCTCAACGCTCAAAAGGCATTCTCTCCGGAAACGAGCATACAGGAACTGGAACAGCAGCTACTCTCCGGCGATACCTTCTCCCCGGTGGTCGCCATTGCCCCGGACGGATTGCAGGATCTGTTTCATACGCTCCGCACCGGCACCGTCAAGGGAGAGGTCTTCGGAAAAGACGTCAAAATCAAAACCGACTCTGAGCCTCCGTTGCAACTATCAAAGCTCAAAAAGGAAAAGGTCCGTCTGGAAAGAGCTATTGACCGTCTGAACAAACTTTTCCTCTATTCCGAAAAAGCCATGTCTGAATCCGAATACCTTACTCAGAAGATTCAGCTTTCGGACGCTCTGGAAGAAGTCGAGGACAAGCTGGCATTCCTGGCATCAGAAGACAGCCTGCAACAGTCTATCACTGACGATGAATTTATCGCCAAGGCAAGCAACTTCATTCTCTCCCAGAAGCTCACTGACCGAAACTACGTCAGCTTTCAATCACTGAGTGCTACCGTTTCTCCGGAGGTCCTTGATTCTTTTCTCAGCAGCATCATAGACAACATCGTTTTCAAGGACGGAGCTATTCACTCTATCACATTCCGCAATGGATTATCTCACACGTTCATTTACAAAGAAAAGCCAGAGGTTTAATCGCCCCTGGCTTTCTTCATATCTCCGTATTCTGTTGTATCGCTATTTTGTAGTGAATCACTCTACAAAATCATCATTGCATCCCCAAATGAAAAGAACCGGTACCTCTCCTTCACAGCCTCTTCATAAGCCGCAAGCACGTGCTCCCGTCCTGCAAGCGCAGATACCAGCATGATTAATGTAGATTCTGGAAGATGGAAGTTCGTGATCAGACAATCCAGTACTTTGAATTTATAGCCCGGATAGATGAATATCTGTGTCCATCCACTCTTCGCTTCCAGATGTCCATTCTCATCTGCTGCCGATTCTACCGTTCTGCAGCTTGTCGTTCCGACGCAGATAACACGGTGTCCCGTCTCTTTTGCACGATTGATCTTCTCAGCCGCTTCTTCATCGATCATGAAGAATTCCGAATGCATATGATGCTCGGTAATCTCATCCACTTTTACCGGACGGAATGTTCCCAGCCCCACATGAAGTGTAACTCTCGCAATATCCACACCTTTTGCCTTAATCTCTTCCAGAAGTTCCGGTGTAAAATGCAGTCCTGCCGTCGGTGCTGCTGCCGAACCTGTGTGAGTTGCATATACCGTCTGGTAACGGTTCTTATCCTCCAGCTGGTGTGTGATATATGGAGGCAGCGGCATCTGGCCAAGCTGGTCTAAGATTTCTTCAAAAATTCCGTCGAAATCGAATTTGATCAGACGGTTTCCTTCTTCTACCACATCAATGACTTCTCCCATCAGAAGGCCATCACCGAAACTGATCTTTGCTCCGACTTTTGCTTTCTTACCTGGTTTTACCAGCGTCTCCCATACGTTATTTTCTTTTCTCTTCAATAATAATACTTCGATTTTGGCATTGGTCTCTACTTTGGAACCAATCAGTCTTGCCGGAATAACCTTTGTATCATTGATTACCAGACAGTCTCCCTCATGCAGATACTCTGTGATTTCTTTAAATACATGATGGGAAAAAGCCCCGGTCTCCTTGTCAAGGACAAGAAGTCTGGAGCTCGAACGATCCTCAAGCGGATCCTGTGCAATCAGTTCTTCCGGCAATTCATAATAAAAATCCTGACGTTTCAT